CTTAGCGCCGCCACCAATATCACATCGGATGGTGCGGCGATCAATACAACTACTGGTGCTGTTGATGCTGTCACTACCGTAACGACCTTGACCGGGCACACGCCACAGACGGGAGATAGCTACGCAATCGTAAACGGAGACCACGGACTTGTAAGCATCCAGGACGACGTGGATGAAGTGTTGACTCGTATCCCAGACGCCACCGCTGGTGACGCTGGTGGACTCTTCATTGCCGGATCGAATGCCGCCACGACCGTAGCAAGTCTTACTGTGACTGGTCTCGTTGACATCAACGATGGTGTTGACGTGGCCTGCACTACAGTAGACCGAGCGGCTATCAAGGCCACTGGTAACGGTTCCGGGGCTGGTCTTCAGGTGGTCGCTGGAACCGGGAACGCTCTCACGGTTGGAGTGGCCAATATCGGCAACACCACCATTGGCACTGTCGCCACCGGGGCCGTCACTAAGGCTTCGGAAGCGATCACGGGCGCTCTGACCGTTGGAGATGGTGTGGTCGTAAGCTGCACTACGGCTGGGAAGGCAGCCATCAAGGCAACTGGAAATGCTGCCGGTGCGGGCATGGAGCTGGTTGCCGGAAGTGGTAACGCCTTGACAGTTGGAGTTGCCAACATTGGCAACACGACACTTGGAACCGTAGCGACTGGTGCCGTTACCAAAGCCTCCGAGGCAATTACTGGAGCTCTCAGCGTTGGGACGACTACGATGCTTACTGGAAATGTATCGCTTGGAGGTACCCTTGGAGTCACCGGGGCTACGACATTTACGGGTGCGGTGACTGCAACCAACGCTTCCAATGACATCCAGGTCAACACGACAAAGTGGCTTAGCACCGCCTGTGCTACGCCGTCGGTTGCTGGAGTTCCAGAGGTAGACGTTACGCATCTCGGTGGCGTCGCTCAGTCTGCAACTGACCTGAAGGACTTTGCTGACACGGGTTACGATCCTGCGGCTCATAAGGTCGCCGGTGTCGTCCTTGCGGACACTGTTACCACACTGACGAACTGGAATGCCGTAACGTTCAAGCGCAATACCGCCGTTACCGGCTTCACGTTCATCATGCGTGACTCGACGAACCATGCGCCGTCTGCAGGTCTCACCGTTACGGCTCAACGGTCTATCGACGGCGCGGCGTTTGCCTCATGTACCAACTCGGTCTCCGAGGTTTCTAACGGTATGTACAAAATCAACCTGTCGGCTGGAGATCTCAACGGCACGACTATCATGCTTCGGTTCACCGCCGCGGCTTCTGACGACACGCTCTACCAGATCATTACTCAGGCGATCTCATAACAATGGCTGTATACGTATTCACTCGAGGTGGTGTCCAACAGGGTACGCTCGGAAACGTGACGTACTTTAACGACGTGCAAGGCGGTGGATCTGGCGGTGTTGTAACCCCTCCAGCCTTTAGCACTGCCATTCTCAAACGCGACAGACGCAAAAGGCTCACTCTGTATGAGAGGAGAGGTGTTCGATGACTCAAGAAGTGTTTACGGGTTCCGCCCTGCATAGTGGGGTGACAACTGCCAAGAATCTCCTCGTGCTCACGGCTCCGGCTGGTGTCGCGTTGCAGATTCTTGGGGCCAAAATCTCGAACGCCTCGAATGAGACGAACGAGCAGATGGACGGTGCAATCTATGCAGTCGGCACTGCTGGCGTCGGTACTCCTACAAGTGTCACTGCAGTGAATACGTGCATCGGTAGCTCGGCAACAGCCTCAGCAACTCTTGTGCATACGTACGGCACAACGGAGCCTGTCTTAGCTGCAGCTCCGGTGTGGTACGACGCCGGGGCTTCTCTGTCTGGGCTCGAGTACGTACCGCGCATGACTGAATCAATCAAGGTCATGCCTGGATCAGCTATTGTTCTCTGTACTGTAACCACCATCACGAGCGCGAATCTTCTGGCGCAGATCACATGGCGGGAAACGACGAGCGGAACTCCACCGCTGGAATGATCGAGCGGTTGAGTACCAACGAACTTCAACGCATTGCCGCCGGACTCTCACCGGCTTCTCTTGCGCACTATGCCTCGAGGGGCCGGTGGGAGTACGCACGGCATCTTGATGTTCTCGACGCCTACCTTCAGAGCGTGATTTTCGGAGATCTCCAGCGGCTGATGGTGTTCATGCCACCTCGGCATGGGAAGAGCGAGCTTATCTCGAAATATACCCCGGTGTGCTTCATTGGGAATTGGCCTGAGCGCAGGGTCATTCTCGTATCCTACGAGGCCGACTTTGCGGCACAGTGGGGATGGAAAGCACGGGCCGTCATGGAGGAGTTCGGGGGCGAGCTCTACAAGCTTGCCCTTGATTCCTCTTCCTCGGCACGTGACCGCTGGGATATCGCAGGCCACTACGGCGGCATGAATACCGCAGGCGCAGGTGGTCCCATTACTGGCAAGGGTGCCGATCTCCTCATCATCGATGACCCTGTTAAAAACGATGAGGAGGCTAACTCCAAGGTATACCGTGAGAAGCTTTGGAACTGGTACCAGAGCACCGCTCAGACACGCGTGGAACCAGGTGGCCACACGATCCTGATCATGACTCGGTGGCACGAAGACGACCTTGCCGGAAGACTGCTTGCCGATCAACCTGGTGCCTGGACGGTGCTATCCCTGCCAGCGCTTGCAGAGAGCAACGATGCCCTCGGGCGCGAGTGTGGGGATGCGTTGTGGCCAGAGCGCTGGCCTGTGGAACTACTCGAGGAACGCAGGCGTTCGGCGGGTAGCCACTACTGGGAAGCCATGTACCAGCAGCGTCCCTCGCCAGCAGAAGGGGCGATCTTCAAGCGCGAGTGGTTCCGGTACTACGAGAACTCCAAGGGTACGTACAAGCTTTGGCCAACTGGCGACTATAGCCATGCTCCAGAGATCATGCAGGTGGAGGATTGTTGGATATTCACCACGGTAGATTTGGCTGCCAGCGTAAAGACCGAGGCAGACTACACCGTCATTTCCACGTGGGCTGTCACCCCGAAGCAACAACTAATTCTGCTTGATCGGCAGAGACTCCACATGGAAGGCCCGGACCAAGTTCCTCGGATCAGGTCGGTTTACGACCGCTGGCAGCCGTCTTTTATCTGCATCGAAAAGGTAGGCTATCAGCTGGCGCTAATTCAAAGCGCACGACGTGATGGGCTTCCGATCACCGAGGGGCAGATTGACAAGGACAAGGTATCGCGTGCGCTCGTGGCCGCGGCCAGGCTCGAGGGTGGGGATGTATTCTTCCCTCGAGGTGCAGCGTGGCTGAGCGAATGGGAGTCTGAGCTTCTTGGCTTCCCGCGTGCGAAGCATGATGATCAAGTGGACACGCTATCCGCCGCAGTGGCTGAAGTTGCGCGGCGGGGGATGGTGAGATTTGGCTAACATATTCCAGAGACTGCTACGGGTATTTGCGCGGAAGGAACTCGGCGCATCTACGACCGTCATCTATACAGGCAACTACGAGCGTGGCCCGTCGTGGGATATTGCGCAAGAACTCAAGGAGGGGTACCAGCAGTGCAGCGTTGTCTACGCATGCGTTAACAAGATCGTTACCGGGATGAAGTCCGTGCCTTGGACTTTGTTTCAGAGGCAGGCAGGTGGAGACAGAGAAGAGGTAGAGAACCAAGAGCACCCATTCTGGAAGCTTTGGAATAGACCGAATCCAGGCCAAGCGCGTACCGCATTCTCAGAGAAGCTTGCAAAGTATTGGCTTGTCACAGGGAACTCTTTCATTCAGAAGATCATGCCAGGCCCCAAGGAGCTGTACGTATACAGGCCCGACATGATTCGCATCAAGCCAGATGCCCAAACGGTGGATGGTGTTTCGCTCTATCGGTACATGAACGATGCGAAGGGTACTGAGATTCAGCCCGAGTTCATGCTGCACCTGAAGCTATTCGAGCGAGAGGATGACAGGTACTGGGGTCTATCTCCGATCCGTGTCGGTGCGAGTCTCATTGATCAGGATAACAGCGCGATCAACTGGAATGCCAGCTTGCTGAGGAACCGTTGCAGGCCAGACGGTCTTTTTGTGTTCAAGCAAGGGCTCCTACCTCAGCAGAGAGCAGAGTATGAGAAATGGATTGCCAAGGAGTACCAGGGCAGTGGCAATAGCGGGAAGCCGATGACTATCGAGGGTGGAGACTTCGAGTATCGGGAATTGTCGAAGACTCCGCAAGAAATGGACTGGGTTAATTCCAGCGTCTTTAACAACCGGCGCATCTGTCAGCTTTATGGCGTGGCTCCTGAGCTTGTTGGTGATCCACAGAACAAGACGTACTCGAACCAAGCCGAGGCAAGGCTTGCTCTGTATGAGGAGGTCATTTTCCCGTTGCTTGACCATCTCAAGGAAGAGCTGAATTCTTGGCTACTGCCTGATTTCGGACCTGGCCTCGAGCTCGACTACAACAAGGACGCTGTGGACGTAGTGGCGAATAAACGCCAAGTCGTCTACAGCATGGTTGGGACAGCCGATTGGCTCAGTATCAACGAGCAGCGCGTTGCCTGCGGGTACGAGACGATCCCTGATGTCGAGGCTGACGTGCCTCGGGCGCTGTCTTCGTCAAGGGCTCTAATGGCTGCGCTGAGCGCTCCGGAACCCGAGGAGGAGGAAGAGCCCAAGCCCGAGGCGGAAGAGCCTCAAGAGGGCGAGGAGAAGCCTCCAGTGCCCGAGGAAGAGACCGAGGGAGAGAAGGCGTGGAATGGGAAGCCGTGGCAGGTGCGTTCGCCTGAACGGAAGGCATACGCCTACGCGCAGGTGGAGCGTATCCGGCTGAACTTCGAGCAGTTCTACGCAATCCAGCTGGCGAAGCATTTCAAGGGCGAGGGCAAGGCGGTCTCCTCGGCAATGAAGTCTGGTGGGAAGTCGGCAGTCAACGCTGCAGTCAAGCGCCACCGTGCCGACATGGAGCGGATTCTATTCGGCCTCTACGGCACGGTAGGACGCTATTTCTTTGATCGTACGCGCAACTCTATCCCGCTTCCGAAAGGGCTGCAGGTAGAGAAGAAAGATGTCGCTGTTGGGCTCCAGGGCTTGCGGGCTTTCTTTGGTGAGCAGGCGACAGCAAAGGCCAAGGCAATCGAGGCGACAACCATTGATCGGCTTGGACGGATCATGAGCCGGGGCTTACTTGCAGGCCGCTCTAACGAAGATGTCGCAGACGAGCTGCAGAAAGCCTACGAAGAAAGCATGATCCCGAATCGTAGTGTGACGATTGCGAGCACAGAGGTAGTTGAGATTTCTAACTTCGGCAGTATCGAAGGTGCGAAGTCTACCGAGCTGGAGCTCTACAAGTTCTGGATCGATCAGCAGGACAGCCGCGTCCGTCCAACGCACCGGCATGTTAACGGCGGTAGTGGTATCCCGCTTGACGAGAAATTCATTGTCGGTGGATCTCCGATGGAATACCCGGGCGATCCCAATGGTCCGATAGACGAGATCGTCAATTGCCGGTGTTTCCTGGCATACGATGAGGTTGCGTAACATGGAATTCAAAGACATCGCGAGTGGCATCAAGGAATTTGACTCAGACAAGGGAACCTTTGTCGGTCTTGCCGCAGCGTACAACAACGTAGACCTCGGAAACGATCTCATCGAACCGGGCGCGTTTGTGCGAACGATCAAGAATGCTGATTTCGAGGTGCCGCTTTGCTGGCAGCATGACATGCGAACGCCTATCGGCATGGGACGACTCGAGGATACGCCACGTGGACTGAAGGTACACGGTACGCTGAATCTTAATACTCAGACTGGGATGCATGCCTATGAGCTAATGAAGCCGATGGCTGGATTCAAGCGCGCTCCCGTGCGTGGGCTTTCGATTGGATATGAATCTGTCAAGAGCACAATGGTTGATGGCGTGCGGCACCTGAAGGAGTGCAAGTTGTACGAGGTCTCGCCTGTGACTGTGGGCATGAATCCACAGGCGACTATTTCACGAGTGAAACAATTCGAGTATGATAACGATGTGGATAGTTTGAGAGAGCAGGTTGCTCTGCTCATTCAAGCTGTCCAGTCCATTAAGGCCACTCTCGCCACAAAGGGAATAAGCTGCAACGATCCGGATGTATTCCACTCGCTTGCAGCGTATGACCTGGCCAGACTCGGCACTGAAGACGGCAACCCGCCAGACGTAAGCTCCCTCACCCCTGGAGCCGAACCGAGGCACTTGCTGGAACTTCTCGGGGAACTTCGTTCCTACATGGAGAAATCCAGCAATGTCCGAGGAAGCAACTGTTGCGAGCCTCAAGACCGAATGGGAGAAGGCCCGTAACCTCTTTGAGGGCGAGTTCAAGGCGGCAGTCAAGAAGAGTGACGACGAGCGAAAGGAGTTCGGCTCGCAGCTTGGCCAGACGCAAGAAAAGCTGGCCAAGATGGAGAAGGCGTTCGGAGAGTATCAGGACGCCTGGAACAAGTACGACGCTGCGCTAAAGACGCAGGAAGCCAAACAGAAGGCGCTCGAGGATGTGCTTGCGGCCATCCAGCGCCCGGGTGGAGCTGCGCAGAAGTCGGAGGATGCCTACTGGGATAAGCTCCAGAAGGCGTACGGCTTCAAGTTCATGTCTGAGGAGGAGTGGGCTGACTGGATTCGCTCCCCAAGTCGGCAGGTCAAGAGTCTCCAGACTGGCTCTGATCCGAGCGGCGGGTTTCTTCTTCCGCTCAACCGCCTCCAGCAGATTATCGAGCTGAACGTTCTCATGTCGCCTGTTCGCTCGTTGGCGAGCATCTACAACATCGCCACGGGTGACGCGCTCGAGATCCCGAAGGAGGGCGGGACTGTTTTTGCGTCGAGTTGGACGAGTGAGCGCGGGTCTCGTACTGAGACCACGGCGGGAACCTTCGCGATGGAGAAGATTCCCGTCCATGAGATGTACGCCAATCCCTTCGTCACGCAAAAGATGCTTGACGATGCGGCATTCGATGTCGAGGGGTACAT